TGAAAATCCGGCGAACGCCGTTACGGTCCCCGTCCCCGTTACGTCTCCTGTGAACCGTAAGTAACGATTCACAGTTCCTGTGACCGTCTTTCTTTCTGCGAACGGGTCTGCCACGCTAGTTGAAAACGTGATTAAGTCTGCCCATGAGCTGCTATCGGCAGAATGCTGTATTTTACCAACGAAAGCAGAGAAACCAGACCCGGCGGTGCATTGTAAATAGCCCGAGCCACCGTCAGGCGATGATGCGCCGTTCTGTGCATCCACAGCGGCTGCATTCCAGTCTGCCGTTTTCGCTTGAAGGAGCTGAAGAATTTTCCCATTCACATCCGCCACGCCCGTGCAGGTATATTCTACGTTTATCTTGGTGAGTTCCTTACCCGTATTTAACACCTCGTACGAGCTAGAATACGCGCCGCTGATACCGTAGAAATCATAAGCATGGGTGTTCGTCATACTCATGCACATCACCCTAACAGCCGTTTGTGGTGTTCCCGGCACAGACGTAGAAAAAGCAGCGTGGCTATAGAGCGCGGTCGTATCCCAGAACGCACCATCTTGGCTGACCGTCACAGTCTTAATTCCTGTCGGGGTGTTCTCCTCGAATGTATCACCCAGCCCCGTGGTATCAGTCGTCTCGGCGGTGACTTTATGCCGCATACTTGTTACTTTGTTCGATAAAATATCATACCCATCAAGGAGCAATAACGTGCTTGACGGCCCAAACTTTCCTTGCGCCATTTATCCTCCTTTCTTCTTTTCGATTTCAGCGATCAATCCATCACGTAGGAGCCAGCCTACTGCGTCCTCTGGGATATCGTCGCAAGTCTTACCCGCAGCAGCATTCTTATACTTTAATTTACTGGCTTGCTCGGGCGAGAGTTTGATCACCCCGCCCTTGGGTATCAGTTTGAGACTCGCTGCGTCAGGGTACGTTAACCCAACCAGCGCTCTATAGCTTTTTTTGCCTATCATGTTGTTGGCCTCGTATACCCGCATTGCCCGCACACTTCCTGCCCGCCGAGCACTGCCATGAATTTTTCACTAGGTGCATTACATTTAAGACACGCCCCGTCGCTTTTAACGCCCACAATCACGACGGATCTTTCATGAGGAGCATATTGAATGCAATACGGACACGCCCATTTTCATCTGGCCCCATGGGGAAAGGATTTTGCTGAGGTGAAAAGAAATAATAACGCACGCCCGTAAGATCAACATTTTGTAAGGCGGTTAAGCCATCAAACGCTGTCTTAGCTACAGCACGCGGACCCGCGTAGTCACTCGGCCCACCACGAAAAACAAACTGTGCGCCAGCATTATGAAAAATGGGTGCAGCTTGGCCCAACGCGTACACCGGGCTAGTCCCCCCCGTCTCGTACACCGCCGCGCACACGTCCGGCGTAGGTGGCAACGTGCCCAGAAATATATTTGTGCCTTCGGTGTAACTGATCAGCGCCGCGACCTTTGTCGCGAGGTCGCCCAACACGTACGCCACTACGCCACACCCCGGTTGAGTTTGATCCGTTTCGCAATGCGCGCCAGCATCCCCGCTTCGGCGTCATGTACCGCTGACTCTAAAAATTTTGCTTGTCCTACCTTGTGCTTAAATGTCATGTCTTCGTGTTGCACGATGGCGTACTTCTCGGCGGGGCCACCCACCTCGATATCGACGATGAGAAACTCCCCCTTCCAATAAGGGGCACTCGTCTCGTGGCTATCACGTAACGTGCCGCCACCTTGCCCCCCAGGACGAACGTCCACAGGCGTGCGTTTCATCGACGTTTTTTGCACGATCAGTGCTTCTTGATACAGCGCCGCCGCCGCTTGAAGAGGAATGCCCTTCTCTAGTTGCTTCATGTTTCCAATGACTTTAGAGATCCCTGTAAACGTGACCTTCATCGCCATTTTAGCCTAGCTCCACTTCAACTAAATACTCGGCGTTCGTCGTCGGGTCAACCACCCCGTTAATCCGAAGGATGGGCATGACGGTCGAGTCGGGGAGCGTGATCTTGTCGCGCTCGTTGATCGTCACCGGCCCCACGAATGTAATCTTGGCGAGTGAGAGTTCTTCCTCACCAGAAGCCATCCTGACGTACTTCTGCCGACGCTCTACGATGGCCGTCCGACTCGTGGGCGTGGAGTATGCGGGCTTGCCATATTTGTCATCTGATGCGTAGGCCGCATGAGTGATCGTAGCTTGGAGCGATGCCGTTAGCGTATTCGCCACCGAGATCCCACCTTGAAGAATTGTGGCTAAGCTCATGAGGCGCGCTCCAATATGCGCGTGGCTGATATGCGCCCACGTACGGAGCTATACCACAAACCAGGGATTAGGTAAAAAACAGCATCCGGCACCACTTTGTTGTACGCCGCGCCGCTATCAAATTCGAGGGCCACACTTCCAGCTTTGATACTCTTGATCGACTGACTCTCAATGTCATTATCTTGCGCCAAGTTCGACACTAAGAGCTGACGCGCATACTCAGATTGAGCGTTGATAACTTCTGACGGCACCGTGTCGGAGTCCAAGACCACATCCGTACGTTCCAGAAGACCTGTCCGAGGCCACCCCAAGTTTTGCGTCGTCGTGGTGGCATACCCATTCCACGCGAACAACGATTCCATCAACTGCGTGGCCCAGAGTAACGCACGTATCTTGTTGTTTTCAGAGGCATCCGCCCACGTCGTAGAAACGGCTGGCCGGTTATCTTGATACTGATCCGCCTCAGCCAGCGTGCAATAGCTATTTGCTGTTGCACTTTTCGCCGTCGCGACGAGCGTTGATGTCCCCATTTCTTAATTCACGCAGATGTTGATATCGAGCGTCGAAGCTCCGAGATACGTGCCGACGACGACCGTCTTGACTCGCAGCCGATCACCAATCACACCATCAAGAATCGTGTTGTCTGACAGCGATCCGTCAGTCGGTGTGATATTCGCCGCCGCAGCGATGTAAGGCCGCACCGCGCTGATCTTTGTTACGGTGGTCGTCGCAAAGGCAAACTGCATAATATCGATCCACGTTGCGCCGTTGTCAGCCGAGGTTTGTATAAACACATCGCAAGTGGTGCCACCCGCACCCCGCGCAAAAACGGCTTGCGCGAGAATCACCGACGCTCCCATTGGGATCGAAATATCCGCACTTGGATACGTGCCCGCAGTGGTTTGTGTCAAGCTGAGAGACTGGAGAAACGTAGACCGCTTCGGGAACACCGCCATTTATCTTGTCCCTCCACTAATCGGCTTTTTTCGGGGTACATGCCTCACAACGGGTTCAGCTATCTTTTTTTTCGCAGTCGGCACGGTATGCACCGAGTCATCAAAATCTGACGCGTTAATCACCGCGTGTGCCCCATCCTTGAGCACGACGTTTATCGTTCGGATTATAGCCATGATAGAGTTCCTGCTTTCTAAACTCTAAAGATGCCCCCCGCTGGGACAGGGGGACACCTTTACAGCGTTTCTGATCAGTGCTTTATCCTGCGATAATAACGCCCAGTTCTGGCCGGATTACTGCGGCACCAAAAAGCGCATCGAAAGACCACTGATATTGTTTGTACTGTCTGGTCACCTCAAGTCGAACGGCCAATCCGCTTTCTTCGTCTACAGCCGTCGCGCTCATACTCCCACCCTTAAACTGCTCAGTTTCCATCAGCGGAGCCATTGCGAAGCCAATCAAGTCTCTATGTAGGAGAAGATTGGCCTTGTAAGACCCAACGAAAGTGAGGGCAGCGTTGTCGGCGTAAGCATATTTGACCGAAGGGGTCATGGTGATCACCGTGCTCGTTGCCGATGTCACTTGATACGTCTGAGTGGACCCGGCGACCGAAAAAATGTCCCCTACAACCGGTGCCCCTGACCCACCATCGACGGTTATCGTGCTGTCGCCGACCGCCACGCTTGCATCGTTCACGAGCCAACTGCTTGGGGAATTAGTTTCCGTATGAGTCGGTACGTTTTGCGACATCAGCCACTGTGCACCTAGCTTGTACCCGATGTCGCCCTTGACGATGGTTTCCTTAGTTCCCGCTGCTGACGCATCAAGGAACGCGGTAAGCTGAAGCGCATTTGCTTCGGCATCAGCGTCAAGGATCACGTAGCGGTTATCCATCGGCATGAGTTGATTGTTGGCAATCGCCCGTGCGTCAAGATACTGTGAGACATTTGACGCGAACGGCGTAGTGCCGCTCGTGCCCGTGAATCCATAAACGCCACTCGCAGAATCAATTTTGGACCACAGAAAATCGTCTATCGTGTTTGCTAGAGAACGGACGGCTTCAGACATTTGCATCGGGATCAAACCAGCCTGAACCCGGCTGATCGCCGCATCCGACATGGCAAATGGTGCCTCTTTCCACTGGTCGAGGGTGATGCTGACGCTGGTCGGCGTCACGGCGGTCACGGCTGGCGGTACGACATCTGCCGTCACGCTGCGCGTGGTGATCGCGCTGGGCACAGCGACGTTGACGGTCGAGCCTTGGCGCTGGCCCGGACCGATTTTATCCTCATACGAGCGGTT